GGAAGGCGACTGGGGCTGGGAGAAAGCTGCATGAAAGAATACAGAATAGAATGCGAAGAGTGCGATAATGTAGCAACTATATTATCCGAATATTCAGTTGATGAACCAGAATTCTGTCCTATGTGCGGCCGTAGGCAGGATTCAATAGAAATAGAAGGCGCGGAGTACGATGATAGTTGATCTTCTTGTTTGGGCTTTTATAGCATACTTGCTTATCCAGGTAGGTGCTTTTATTCAACGGGTAACATACCGCATGGAATTGGATGAGGATGCCGAAGATGATGAAGATGAAGAAACACCACAGGAGGTTATAGCTATGATTCAATACCATGATGGCATCATGTACGCGTATGATGATTGTGTGTTTTTAGGCCAGGGCGTAACCATGGAACATCTAGAGGAACATATGAAGTTAAGGATTAAAGAAGTCTATACAACGCCGGTGAGCGTGCAGATGATGACAGAAGATAAAGAGTTAATTGCTAAATATAATCTAACTCCAAATTAAGCTTCGCATATATAGTTCTATGTGGCTATATAACAATCAAGAATTAAAGGAAACACCAGAAGAATTTCAAGGCTTTGTGTATATAATTCATGAACTTAATACTGGCATGATGTACATCGGCAAGAAATTCTTTTGGAAACCTAAAGTGCTTCCCGTTAATAAGACGAGGAAACGTAGAGTCCGAACCAGAGTCGAATCTGATTGGCGCGATTACTACGGCTCGAATAAGTTCTTAAGGCAGCTTATTGAGGCGAACGGTAAAGACAACTATAAACGAGAAATCCTCAGGATGTGCGTATCCAAGGGTGAGTGTTCGTATTACGAAGCTAAACTGCAGTTTCAATACGACGTGTTACTAAGTCCAAAATACTATAACGAATTTATTGGATGTAAGATCAACTCTTCTCATTTAAAAACCACAACCACGGATAATAATACTTTATGATTACAAAAATAGTTGTGTACATTTCGCCTCAGTCGTGATATAATTTATATACTTACTCCAAAGAAACAAGATATACTATGATTATTTTTGACTACAACGCAATTGCTCTGGCTTCTATTTTCGCCAACAAGACCGTTGTCCCAGATTTAGCTCGACACATGATTCTAAACACCATTAGAATGTATCGACAAAAATTCCCTAAGAAAGACTATGGCGGTGTGGTTATTGCTTGCGATGCACCAGGCAACTGGCGCAAAGAGGTCTATCCACAATACAAAGCAAACCGTAAAAAGAGTCGTGATGCATCATCATTTGATTGGGCTGCAGCCTTTGATATTATGAATAGTGTTCGTGAAGAGCTTCGCGATAACTTTCCATATAAATTAATTCATGTCAATGGCTGCGAGGCAGATGATGTTATCGGAGTACTCTCATATAATACGCAGGAGTTTGGCCAATTCGAAAACGTGGTTATTATCTCTAATGACCATGACTTTGCTCAGCTGCAGGTTATGGACAATATTAAACAGTTCGGGCCATTAAAGAAAAAGCTTATTGTAGAGAAAAGCCCTAAGCTCAAATTGCTGACGCATATCTTTAAAGGCGACGCTGGCGATGGTGTACCTAATGTGTTATCTGACGACAACGTATTCGTTGATGGCACGCGCCAGACGCCGCTCAGTCAAAAGAAAATGGATACGTTTATAGCTACACTACAAGATGATAGCGAATCTCTTGAGAACGTTACTTGGTTCCGCAACTACCAACGTAACCAACGAATGGTTGATCTTAAATTTACCCCAGAACATCTACGTAAGGAAATCCTTACTGAATTTCACAAAGAGCCTGTAGGCAAAGGGTCTTTGGTGTTACCGTATCTTATAAATAAAAAATGTAGGATGTTAATTGAATGTGCTTCGGAGTTTATGTAATATGGGAAAAGAATTATTGATCCATGAGGTTATCGAACTAGTGGAAAAACAAAAAACAAAAGCAGATAAAGTAAAAGTGCTTAAAGAATATGAAACATGGGCTCTCAAAGATATTATTAGAGGCTCAATGGATTCTACATTAACGTGGAATCTACCTGTAGGCGCGCCGCCTTATACGGCAAGCCGGCCGGAGAGCACACCTACCACCCTTTTAAAAGAAAATGCAAAGTTTAAATACTTTGTAAAAGGCGGCCCAGGAAGTAAACTTTCTTCCGTAAAAAGAGAACAGATTTTCATCGGTGTGCTTGAAAACATACATCCGGATGATGCTAAATTAGTCATTGACATGATTAATAAAACCCCCCCAAAAGGATTAACACGACCTATAGTAAAGGAGGCGTTTCCAGGTCTACTTCGTGATGCTTAATTTTTAACAATTAACAGGAGACCAATACATGGTATTGAATCAAATCGAACGTTTAAGAAAAGATTCTCAAGAACTCGGCATTTATGCTAAAAGGTTAGAAAAGAGAGGCGATACAGAAAAAATGGAACGAATATTGCAAAAACAAGAGTTCTTAAATAAACGAATTGATGCTAGTCACATTCACTAAGGTCTAAAATAGGAGTTTACAAGCCTTGTGTTTTATGGTATAATGACTGTACAACACAAGGCTTTTTATATTATGAATGTTTTTATATTAGATAATGATCCAATCATTGCAGCACAGCTACAGTGTGACAAGCATGTAGTAAAAATGATTGTAGAATCTGCACAAATGCTTTCAACAGCACATCGCATGCTAGATGGTGTCATGTCCTTTGGTCCGTCTAAATCTGGCAAACGCACCGTTGCACAATACTGCCTCTTAGATGCTGATATGGACAGCACATTGTATAAAGTCGTTCACGCTAGTCATCCATGCACCAAATGGACTATGCTGAGTGCTTGTAACTACGAATGGCACTATCAACATTTCATTGCTCTTTGCGATGAGTACAAGTATAGATACAACAGACAGCATAGCACAGATGCGTTATTACGGACAAAGTTAAAGCAGCACCCTAGGAATATTCCTAAACAAGGCTTAACATTATTTCCCCTTGCTATGAAGTCAAACCCAGAGTGCATGTTCGAAGATGACCCAGTAAAGTCATATCGCATGTTTTATCAGACAAAGCAAGATCGGTTTAAAATGACTTGGTCTAAACGTAATGTTCCGGAGTGGTTTCATGCCAACATATACAATTAAAGATATTAAAACTAATAAAGAATGGGACGTCAGATGTTCGTATGATGACCTTCAAAAGCAATTAAATGAGGATTTAAATCTTGTGCGCGTTGTCGATGCACCAACTCTAGTTACCGGCACTAGATCGACATTACGTCAAGCTGGGGGCGAATGGCAAAATTTGCTAAGTAGTATTAAAAAAGGTTCAGGCGAAGGAAACACCGTTAATGACTAGCGCTAAAGTAAAAGACACCGATTTGGTTCAAGTTTATCCTATCACAAAAAATCAACAAAAGGCCTTTGATGCTTGGGATGATGGTGATAACCTAGTTCTTGCAGGTTCAGCCGGAACGGGTAAAACCTTTATGGCTATGTATCTTGCTCTGGAAGAGGTATTGGATAAGTCCACTGGGTTTGATAAGATCGTATTGCTACGTTCAGTGGTTCCCGTGCGTGACATGGGGTTCCTACCTGGTACAATAGAGGAAAAGAAAGCAGCATATGAAATTCCTTATAAAGGTATCTGCGACGAGCTATTTAAAGAGAGTGCCTCGTACGCAAAACTAAAGAACAATCACCTAATTGATTTTGAAACAACCTCGTTTATCCGAGGTACCACATTCCACCGCACCATCATCATCGTTGATGAAATGCAGAATTTAAACTTCCATGAATTAGATTCTGTGATGACACGCGTAGGTAACCATTGCCGGATTATTTTCTGTGGGGACTATCTCCAGTCAGACTTTACTTACGACAACGAAAAAGACGGCGTTATGAAATTCCTTCGTATCGTTGACCAACTTAAGTATTTTACGGTCGTTACTTATGGTTGGGATGACATCGTTAGATCGGGTTTGGTTCGTGACTATATCATGACCAAGGAAATGTTAGGTTTAAAATGAAAAAGCTTTTAGCTATATTGGTATTTGCCATAGCATCATTAGCATATGCACAGAACATCGTCATTAGTAAAATGAGCATTGAATTGCAATGCTTTGCGCTATCTGACTTTAACCGTGTGTTGAATATGTATGATGAGACCGCTGTCTTTTCAATGGACACTATTACGGTAAATCGATCGGGACAACGAACAGAAACCCAAACAGTTTTTACACTTAATCCCAAAAATAGGGAATGGTCAATGTATCGCCAAGTTGATGATGAGACTGTGTGTGTCCACGCCGCAGGCTTTAATTTTAATTTTATGCCACCAGCGGAAAAGCCAAAAATATAATGAAAGTATTTGAACATGTTAAAATTGATCTTGGTTATGACGACCTTGTCGCAGAAACTACTGCAACTGGGCGAAAGTACGTTGACCCTGATGGGAATGCATATCCTTCTATTACTACCATACTTAGCATCTTAAGTGAAGAAGGTATCCAGGCCTGGCGCGCCCGTGTAGGTGAGGAAGAGGCTAACAAAGTTAGTCATAAAGCCTCTACACGTGGCACTGCAGTACACACAATTATTGAGGATTATTTAAATGGAAAAGATACTACAAAACATTTACCACATATTAGGCAAAGCCTGGCTAACGTTCGTCCTATCCTTGACAATCGTATCGGGAAAATCTTTGGCATTGAAACTCCTCTTTACTCTAAGCATCTTGGCTTGGCTGGCCGTTGCGATTGTGTAGCCGAATTTGATGGCGTGCCCTCAATCGTTGACTGGAAAACATCCAAACGCGTAAAGAAACACGAGAATATTTCTAACTACTTTGCACAAATGTCTGCCTACGCTATTATGTGGGAAGAACGAACTGGCATGCCAATTACTAATACCGTGGTTGTTATGGACGTCGATGATAATGAACCATTAGTGTTTAAAGAGCATCGTGATAATTACACTGAAATGCTCTTTGATACTATTCAAAAGTATAAACGACGACAAATGTTTGCCTAAACAGTGTACTTTTTAGGATAAACGTGATATAATCCTTATATAAAGGAAATATATTATGAATGTGATTTTAACGGATGTTGATGGTGTGTTGCTTAATTGGCAAGGTGCATTTGATGCTTGGATGATGCGTGAACACCGGCTCTTTGCCACAGGGAATGAACGTTCATATAAGCAGCGGGTACGGTTTGAAATGACTGAACCAGAAATTGAGAAATATATCCGAAGCTTTAATGCTTCTGCAAATATTGGATTCTTACCACCACTCTTTGATGCAGTACGCGGTGTAAAGAAGCTGCACGACGAGTTTGGTTATAAATTCCTTGTAATCACAAGTCTATCACTCAATCCATTTGCTCAGAAGCTTCGTACTCAAAACCTAGAATCAATCTTTGGTGCACACGTCTTTGAGGAATTCGTTTATCTTGACACAGGCGAAAATAAAAGAGACACATTAGAATGCTACGGACCTCTGTATCCCAACGCATATTGGATTGAGGATAAGGT